ATCCATTTAATAAAAAGGCAGATATACTCATAGATTATAAAGAAGATACTACAGAGGTTATAGAAAGTAAATTAAAAGTTAATAAGATTATAAAACAAGATAAAAGTTATAGGAATATTATAACAGGTTCTGTATTATTGCTTTCTATCTCAATCTCTTTAATATTTATATATCCAAAAGTAGGAGTTCCTGGAGTAATAGCAGCTACTTCATCTCTTTTAATAACTATATTATTAAGTAAGTTTATATTTATAGTTGCATTGATTGCTCTGGGACTCTTTATCACTTTAATTGTTATATTTGGATATAATATAATTGTTAATTTTAAAGCTTTAAAAGAAGTAATTTTGGGAGTTGAAGAAGTGAAAAAATATAATGAAGAAGAAGAAAATAATAAAATAAAAGATATATTAATGGGTAGTCAGAGTATTTCGACCAGAAAAATAGTAAATAGGATTAAAAATGGCTAAGAAAAATAAAAAAGTTATATTAGATTTAGTATGGGACGGTGAGATAATAGGGCATGTAAATACTAATTATCTTACTTATCTAAGAATACAGTTAATAAAACATCTTAATAATATAAAAAAAGAGTTAAATTTAGAGAAATAATAATGGCTAAAAAGAAAGAAAAGAAAGTGAAAGAAGTTCCGGACAACGGTGATAATTCGGAAATTAAACAGGAACAGGAACAGGAACAAGAACAAAGAGATAGTCTAGGAAGATTTGTAGAAGGAAATACTGTAGGTAAAGGTTCTACTTGGAAGTGCTGGAGAGATAATATTAAAAATATCTATATGAAGTATTATGATGATGAAAAAGTAGAAGAGATACTTGAAACTGCACATAAGTTAGCAATAAAAGGTGATACTAGATTACTTATATACATAAAAGAAAAATTCCTTAAAGAGTCTGATAAGATAGATGTTAGGGTTGGGGTAAGAGAATTCTCTTTTGGAGATGAAGATGATGAAGATATAACTATTAATGAAGATGATAAAAGAGATATAAAAGATAGAGTAGCAAAACAAGTTATTAAAGAAGTTCTGTTAAAACCTTATGAGGATAAAGAAGATTGAAAATATATTAGAAAAAAATAAGATGCCAAAATATACAAGGAAGAAAATGTATCCTAAACAAGAGGCTATATTAAATTCCCCCGCTAAATTCACATTTGCTATATGTTCAACTAAGAGCGGAAAGTCTTATTCTATGACCCAATGGATACTTGAGCAATGCTTAAAGAAGGGTCATCGTTCTCACTTGTGGATAGCACCAACGAGAGAGCAAGCCAAAGATATTAGTTTTGATTTAGCAGATAGATGGTTATATAATAGTCCTCTTAGAAATGATTATAAAGCTAATAAGTCTGCTTTAACTATTGAGTTTACAAATGGTTCTAAAATACATTATAAGTCCTCCAAATATCCCAATCATATATACGGGAATAAATATTGGAGCGTAGTGTGTGATGAAATGAGCCGCTTCGAACATCCAGAAGAAGTCTGGGCAGCTATACTTTCAACTACCACCCAGACCAATGCTCAGATAAAATGTATAGGAAATATGGTAAGTAATCAAAACTTCTTTATGAAATTATATAATGATGCTAAAGCAGGTGAGTTTGGAGATGATGCAAGTTGTCATATGATAAACTGCCAAGATGCTCTTAATTCAGGACTTATAAAAGGTTTAACTCAAGAATCTATAGATGTAATTAAAAGAGGTATGTTACCACACTTATTTCAAGCTTTATATTATAACATTCCTTCAGAGTCTGGGATGTGTCCTTTTTCGCAAAACAAGATATATAAGTGTGTAGATAAGTTAAGTAATAAAGAACCTGTAGCCTATGGCATAGATTTAGGGAAGGTATCAGATAAAACTTGTGTGATAGGCCTGGATTCTGATAAAAAAGTTTGTAGTTATCATAGTTGGATAGGACCTTGGCCATTACAGATAATTAAAATAAAAAGTATTATAAAAGATACTTATACTTTGATGGATAGTACCGGTATGGGAGATGCTGTAGTTGCAGGTATCCAAGCTGATTGCCCTAATGTTGAAGGATATTTATTTACTGGTGCCAGTAAGCCTAAGTTAATTGAATCTTTAGTTATGGCAATAGAGAATGAAGATATAAGATATCCAGAAGGTGAGATATTAGATGAATTAACTAAGTTTGAGTACCAGTATACTAAGTCGGGTCATGTCAAATATGCTGCAGGATCAGGACATGACGATGCAGTTTGTGCACTGGCGTTGGCGAATATGGCGTTTGGAGAAGCTGGTAAGGTTATAAGCTGGGATGATGTTCTTGTTAAAATATAATTAAAAAGGATAAGGTAACAATGTTTAATAAAATAAAAAATGTATTTAAAAGCTTTAGTAGTCTTGGAGGTGGAGGATCATTTAGTTCTTATTATACTACTAATAACAATAGAGGAACAATACCTCCATTTAACTATAACAACGCACTTTTAGCCTACTCCAGCTGGGTTGCTGCCTGTATACAAATCAATGCAAATGAAGCTTCTTCTGTGCCTCTAAGATTATATGCAAAGAATACAGGTAATGATGTATCTAAAATATATAATACAAAGAAAATAGATAATTTAACAAAATCTTATCATAATGGCAAACTATCCAGCAGACCTTCTAATACAGTTATATATAAATCAAATAATATGATAAATGATTATGTTGAAATAACTGATCACCCAGTTCTTCAATTACTTAATAATGTTAATCCTTATTCAAATGGCTTCTCATTTAAAAATACGAGATTTACTGATCTGGCTTTATACGGGAATCACTATGAGTTAATAAAAAAGAATTCCATTGGAATACCTGATTCATTATACTGGTTAATGTCTAATAAGGTTAAGATAAAATATAATGAAGATGAAATTCTATATTATGAATATAATAATAATGGTAAAATAACAGAATATTTACCAGAAGAAATTATCCACTACAAGGGAGTAAGAGTTTCCAATGAAGTTTATGGTATGGGACAGGTCGAGAAGGCTTACCAGATTATATATCTGAATTTAAATCAACACATATCTAGAAATGCTTTCATTAACAATGGCTCAAGACCTGATTATGCAGTGATACTTAAGAATGCTAATGGTAAAACAACTGATGCTGATACAATGGCTATGAAAAGATTTAAAGAATCTATTACTAATGATCTTACTGGACCTATTAAAACTGGAAACTTTATTCCATTAAGAGGAGATATTTCTATTGAGCCATTATCATTTCAGCAGAATGATATAGGGGAACGAGATAGGATCGTAATTTCGGAAATTGCAGCTATATTTGGAGTACCTGAAAGTATGTTGATGGGGACTAGTAACGTGGCTGCTAATACAGAAGCTCAAGCTAGAAATTGGCTTAAGGGAATACAAACAACTCTTATTATGGATGAAGATGAGTTAAATCAATCACTATTGCCTGCTTATAATATAGATCCAAATGAATCATTTTTAGCTTATGATAATATTATACCTGAAGATCAAGAGCTACAACATAGGAAGATGCAACTTGGTGCAGATACTAGAGCTTTAACAATTAATCAGGTATTAGAGTATATTGGATATGATACAGTAGAAGATGGAGATATATTTGTTAGCCCAAAAACAGATAATAATAGTAAAAAAGAAGATGAAATAAAAGAAGAAAAAGGGCAAAAACAGATGTTAAATATAGAAGAGGCAATAACTAAATTAGAAGAAGAAATATTTATAAGTAATAAAAAATTAGATGATAATGTTTTTTCCGCGGAAAAAGAAATAAAACCAGATTTTGATGTTGATGAACTTAAAAATAGCATAAGAGAGATAGTTGATGATAAATTAGATAGTATTAATAAAGATCCTATTATCATCAATAATAATATAACATTAGATGATGAAATAGAAACAATTGATACAGAAACAGATATAATAAGTGAGTAGATATAGTTTAGCAAATTAAGCTTATAAATAAGATATTAAAAGGATATATAATGGCAGATTTGACTGATATGTTACAAGAAGAGTTAAAAACAGAAGAAATCTTTAAGACTTTTGAGATTAATAAAGAAAGTTTAAATGATGAACTTAGGCAATTTACTTCTATAATTACTTCTGAGATCGTTGATAGAGATGGTGAAGTAATAAAAATAGATGGTATTAACTTGAAAACTTATAGAACAAATCCAAAAGTCCTCTGGGGTCATGACGCACAGAAATTTCCTATAGGCAAATGTATATCTATTAGAAGAAGTGGTAATACTCTTGTAACAAAAACTCAATTAGCTTTTGATGATGTTGATGCTGATAGAATATGGAACTTAATTAAACAGGATATGATAAAAACTGTTTCAATAGGTTTACGTATTAATAGAGAGGGTGTTCGATCCCCTAATAAAAAAGATATACAAGATTATGGTAAAAGCGTAAAAAGAGTTTTTAGTAAGAGTCATATGCTTGAATATAGCCTTGTTAACTTACCTGGTAATCCAGATAGTATGATTACTTCTGTTAGTAAGGGTTTGATAACAAGAGAAGATTGTAAGAAGTATCTTGATTATGATGTTCCACAAGAAATAGAAAAAACTGTTCACTATGTAGATGTTATATCTAATAATAAAACAGAAGAACAAGTTATGAATGAATTAACTGCCCTTAAGATGGCAAAAAAATTAGGTGTTTTTTATATATAATCTATAGTTAAATCTATATGGATCTAAAAATGTGGTTTTAGTTTTAAAACTAACTCCGAAATTAAAAGAGTATTGAGATATAATAAATAGTTAATTATATATTTATTGTGTTTTTTATAATAAGGAGAATATATTATGTTATATTCTAAATGTATTGAATTTGCTGATGCTCTTGCAGCATCGGGTAAAAGTGAAAAAGAGATAAACGAATCTCTTAAATCATTCGTTGGTGATGATGAGATAACTAAAGATGATGGGACTGTTTGCGAAATTCCTGTTATCGAAGAAAAAGAAAAAAGTGTTCATAAAGTAGATATTGAAAGTATTGAAAAAGAAGTTGATACTGTGATTGAAAAAAAGATTACATCTTCAAAAGCCATTAATATTTATGGTGCAAATGATGTTACTGTTGGATATCATAATATTTTCAATAAAAAGAGTAAATATTTTGATAGTCCAGAAGACCTGTATCAGGCTACTTCAATTATAATGGGCGAAGTTGCAAAAATGTATCCTGTAGCTAATCAACTTATTAGTAAGTATAGTTTGAAGGCAATTCAGGCAGAATCCAGTGATATTCTTGGTGGAATATTCGATCCAACTATTACTATACCTAGTATAATTGAATTGGTTAACACTAAGTTCGGTGTTATTCCTAGCAACAGTTTTAGTATTCCTCTTGCAGGTAGTTCTGCTAATGTTCCTAAACTTCTAACTGATGTTGTAGTTGGTAATACAACTGAGGGTAGTAAGAAAAATGAGACTAACAAAACTTTCGAAGAAATCGAAATGGTGCTTCGTAAGGTCACTGGTTATGTGCCAATTTCTGAGGAACTTATTAGCGATTCCATAATCAACTTTGTTGATATGATTGTAGGTAATCTAATCAGAGCAATCGCCAATTATATTGATACTGCCGGATTTTACGGTGATGGCACGGCAACTTACAGTAACGTTAATGGTATTATCCCAACAATGGAAGCAGTTGCAGGCAATGCTGGTATTCATGATATTGGGCATACCGCTGATGGAGGTCCTGCTTGGGATCAAATTACTATGGCTGACTTGGCACATTTAATGAGTATTATTGCCCCTTATGCTTGGGATGATCAATCTGCTATTAAATGGTATTGTTCTCCTGCTTTTAACGCTCGCGTTTTCGGTAGACTTTCTGCACAAGCGGGAGGAAATAACATGATGGATATTGGAGGCAAATGGAGTCCTTCTTTCTTAGGTTATCCTGTTGAGACAACTTCGATACTTCCAAAGGATGAAAATTCTAATCCTTCAACTACTGATATTGTTTGCTTGTTTGGTGATATGGCAAAAGCTTGTATCTATGCTTATAAAGGTGGAACTACTATTGCCAGTTCATCTGAAGCACTGTTCTTGTATAATCAGGTAGTTATTCGTGGTGAGAGCCGCTTTAACTTTGTTGATCATGAGCCAGGTACAGATACTGATGCCGGACCACTTGTAGCATTGAGTATATAAGTTTTAATTATATTGGGGGGGCTATAACAGCCCCTCTAGTATATTTTTATAAGGATTTAAAATGAATATAGATAAGTTAAATGTTAAGTTAAAAAAGAAGATAAAAACTGTTAAGAATGAAATAGATATAGTTAAAGATGAATTAGATACTATGAAAGAAACTATTAGAAATCTTACAGAAATAGTAGAAAATTCCGCGAAAAAAGTAAAGAAAGTAAAAAAAGTTAAGAAAACAGTTAGGAAGAGGGGATTATCGTATGAGAGTCCAGAAAATAAAATGGTTAACTTAAATGATGAAACTACAAAATAATAAAAACAACGAAAGTTACGAGATTAAAATGATTATATCAAATAGAACTATAATCTCAATTATAGGATTGTTAATTACTATAGTTGGACTTGCCTGGGCTGGTGGTAAATTAAATAATAAAATAGATAATAATGCTGAAACTATTATAGTCATGCAAATGCAACATAAAGATGATATTAAATTTATCCAAGATGCTACAAATGTAGAACTAAATGATAAAGTAAACTATGAAGTATTTAGGATTAGTACTCAAAATCTTAAAGAAAGAATAGATAATTTTATAACTCAAAATAAAGAAGAACATGAACGTATTATGAATAGAATGGATAGTATTGATGTTAGTCTTAAAACTCTTAATCAATATTTAATGGAAAAAAAGGAGATATAACATGGCAAAAAGAGGAGTTCCAAAAAGAGATGGTTCGGGCAGAGGAAGAAGAGCAAATCAAGGTAGAGGTCAAGGTAAATAATTAAAAGGATAATTTATTATGGCAAAAGGCGACTATTGCACAATTGAAGAAGTAGAATTATATTTACAAACTGATCTACAAATAGATAATCCTTCAGTTACTAGGCAAGATAGAGAACTAATTGAATTTCTTATTCCGCGAAAAAGTGATTATATTGATAGATATTGTAATAGAGTTAATGGATTTTATACTGAAAACTATGTTGAATTAATAAGCGGTAATAATACAAGTAAAATACTTTTAGAAAACTATCCAGTTAATTCAATAAGTAATCTATATATTGGTGTTACATTAGATCCTGGAACTACTGCAATAGATATAGCTAATTATTCTTTTAAAGAATATGGTGAAGTATACTATAAATATGGATTTGCTAAAGGTTATGAAAATATACAAGTTAATTATAATGCAGGTATAGATTCTTTGCCTCTTGATCTTAATTTAGTATGTATACAATTAGTAGTTCAAGCTTTTAATAATACAAAAAGAGATAATAACGTTAAGCAAATAAAAGAAGGTGATCAGAGTGTTACATTCTTTGATAAAACTCAATTATCTTCTGAACAACAAGAATTATTAGATCCATATAAAAGGTATGATTTTTAATGAGTTATTTTGATTATTTCCATAACGGAACAATAGATATTTATAATGTTATTTATACTAAAGATAATTCTGGAGGTAGTAAGGCTACACCAGTTGAGTATCTAAACAACGTTGCATCAGATGTGCAGCCTTTATCCGCTGAAGAAGTTGTAAGAGCAGGACGGCAGTTCAGTAGCCTCTCATATACAGTATATATAACAGCTGATATTGAAGTTACTATGAAAGATGCAGTTAAATATAATAATGATTGGTATAATATAGTTGAGATAAATAAATATCCAACAGCTTATGTTAAATTAGTTATAGAACAAAGGGATTCTTATTAATGTTAAAATGGTATGGAAAACAAGTTTTTAAAAAAGTAGAGAATAAAGTTAGTGATTCTCTGGATAAAGCATCAGATATAATAAAAAAATCTGCAAAAGATAAAGTACCTGTAGATACTGGTAATCTTAAGAGTAGTATTGATAAAGAGAAAAAAAGTAAGTTAGAATATATAGTAGGTTCAGATGAGGATTATGCATTACTTATTGAAGTTGGGACTCCCAGCTCACCTGCACAGCCTTATTTAAGAAGAAGTTTATATGACAATAGGAATAAGATATTAAAACAGTTTCGGAATATAATTTAAATGAGTCAACAAGAGATAATAGATGGTTTTTATAATAAACTTATTACTACTGTTGGACCTTTAGTAGATAATAGGATTTATGAGAATATAGCTGATCAGGATACTGATTTGCCTTCAATTATATTTACTATTATAACTGATGAGAATTTAGTTAAATCGCCTGATGATGATAGCTTAATAAGAATGCAAGTATCTGTAAATGGTAAGTATTCTAATGCCGTTAAAACTACCAGAGCTATCTCTGATGCTGTTTATGATGCTTTAAATAGATGTAATTTTACTACTCATGGTTTTAGCGTTGAAGTATATAATAGATTAAAAGGGGCTGTAATATTTGACCCAGAAAAGAAGTGGCTAACAATTGTTCAAGAATATGAAGTTTATGGATTTGAATGGAGTAGTTCTAGTTCTGCTAGTTCTGAAAGTTCTTCATCCAGTTCTACTAGCAGTAGTTCAGAAAGTAGTAGTTCTTCAAGAAGTAGTTCAAGTAGTTCTTCTCAGTCTAGTTCATCTAGTTCAAGAAGTAGTAGCTCAGAAAGTAGCTCAAGTAGCTCAAGTAGTTCTAATAGTTCAAGCAGTTCAAGAAGCTCAAGTAGTTCTAATAGTTCAAGCAGTTCAAGAAGCTCAAGTAGTTCTAATAGTTCAAGCAGTTCAAGTAGCTCAAGTAGTTCTAATAGTTCAAGCAGTTCAAGTAGCTCAAGTAGTTCTAATAGTTCAAGTAGTTCTAATAGTTCAAGCAGTTCAAGAAGCTCAAGTAGTTCTAATAGTTCAAGTAGTTCTGAAAGTAGTTCTAACAGTTCTTCTAGTTCAGAAAGTAGCTCTAATAGTTCAAGTAGTTCAGAAAGTAGTTCTAATAGTTCAAGTAGTTCAGATAGTAGTTCTAATTCAAGTTGGGAATGTCATAACTTATTGAGTGCAGATGATGAAGAGTTTAATAATATTCCTCCTGCTGGAGGTTGGACATACGGAGCTCCTTGGGAGCGGAGTGGTAGTCGTGCGATAGTTGAAGATGCATCTCATGAAGATGACTTAACTATTGCAGTTCCTGGTTATTCTAGTGCTAAATATTACACAATAATTGTTGATGTTCACAGGAGCGATATAGATGGAGATGAAATAGATATTAAATTAGGAGGATCTACCAGAGGTAATATAAGAGATGGTGATACAGGAATTCGTACATTTGAAGATATACAAGGTGGAGACACTGGTTCTGACTTAGTATTCAGGACTGATGATCTAGAAAATGGTGATAGTGTTATGTTGGATTCAGTAATTATTTGTGAACAACCAGCACCATAAAATAAATAAACAATATTAATATTAAATAGGAGTTATAATGAGCACACAATTAAGAAAAGATCTTTATATTGAATACGCAGAAGCTTTCGATTTAGCGATTAGAGATAGCATAATAGCTGCTTCTGATCCTATATACGCAGCTTTGACTGCTGTAGTAAATATACAAGAAAGTGATTATCCAGAAGGAGTAGCAGCTGATATTGAAGTGGCTTTACTGCCTAAAACTAATGTAGCTTGGGATGAGTTAGAGGATTTGGATAATGGATATATGTGGACTATAACACAGTGGACAAATTGTGCTAAAGTTATCAATAATTATGTTATTGAAAACGATGCTAACTATATTCCTAGAGATGGTGATAATAACATTTCAATCCTTACAAACTGGGTTAATAATTTAAGCTGGGAAAGTGCTTTCGTTCCTTATTACTGGGAAAGATTGTCCAAAAAAGCTGGATATGATACTTCAGATTGGATTATAGGTAGTTAATAACTACATATAAATAGTAGTTAATAATAAAATAATAGTTAATAATTTTTAAATAGGAGTTTTATAATGGCAAAATTTATTGCAGATAGTATGACACTTACAATAGCTGATACCAGTTTTTCTGGAACTTATTCTCTTTGTGTCACAAGTGCTAAAGTAGATAAGAGTTATACTTTAGTCGAACTGAATTGTGCATCACCAGCACCAGTAACTGAAAGATTGTCTGGACCCTACACTTGGACTATGGATATATCCGGAAATTACGATTCGTCGGGGCTGGATTTACAAAATCTTGTAGATGGAACTAGTCACGCTATAGAACTAGATAGTGTTGATGGTCTTACATATTCTGGTAATGGCTTTGTTGATATCAGTTTGAGCTTCAGCACAACTGATGCTTCAACATTTGACATGACAATAACTGGTGATGGTGCTTTAACAGAGGCTTAATATCCTTACTTAACTTAATTTTTGGAGTTAAAATGAGGAATATTGTAGGTAGTTTTATATTGTTTATATTGTGTGCACTTAATGTACGTTAATTTTTAGGAGATTTAAAAATGAATGAAATAGGAAAAGTTTTTGGAGAAGTAACTGATGTTGATATATCAGGTACAATTTATAAAGTTAGCCCTTTTACGCTTAATGAGATTAATGATATAACTAATCATTTTAAGAATAAAAGAGAAGATGAAGTTATAAATCTTTACAAGAAAACTGGGCAAACAGTTAATATTAAAGAACTTACTGAGATACTTAAAGATGATGCTGATTTTGCTGATTCAATTAGTAGTATTGATGGAGTTATATTTGTTTTATATAAACTTTTATCCAAACATCAGAAAGTAAAGATACAGGATTTAAATAGTATTGTAACTTTACAAAATCTTAAGGATATAAATGAAGTAATTCTTAAGATGATGTATGGAACACAGGAAGAAGTTAAGGAAGAAGAAGTAAAAAACGATTAAATCCCGCAAAAAATAATAATAAAGTAAAAATTGCGGGAATAGAAGAAAGTTTTGAGTTTAGTATATATATGTTATGTTGTGAAACAGGTTGGAAAATAAAAGATATAGGTGAGTTAACTTATGTTCAACTGATTACTTATTTTAAATGTATGGATAAGAGATTTGAGATGATGAATGGCACTGATAATAAAAGAGGTATAACTTCTGGTATAAGCGGCACTAAAAGAACAATATCCAATAGATTAGTATAGGATTAAAATATGAGTGAAAAATTAGGTGAAGCATTTGTAGCCATATCAGCAAATACTAAGGGTCTTACTATGGGTCTAGATATAGCACACAGATCAGTTGAAAAGGCTATATCTAGAATGAATAGGATTGCTGTAGTTGGTTTAGCTGCTGCCACAGCTGGATTTGTTGCTGTTACTAAAAAAATGGTAATACTATCTTCTAATGCAGCAGAAATGAAGAATGTGTTTTCTGTAGCATTTGGAAGTATGACAGTAGGTGTAGAGAAATGGGCTGAAAGTTATTCAAAATCAGTTGGTAGAAGTGTTTTTAAAACTAAAAACTTTGCTGCTATGATGCAATCTCTACTTAAAACTCAGGGATTTACAACTGAAACAGCATCAAAGATGAGTAAACAATTAGTTGAAACAAGTAGGGATTTATCTAGTTTCTGGGAAAAATTCAGCGATGAAGAAGTAATTGAAAAACTGAGATCTGGTTTAATAGGTTTGGCTAAGCCATTAAGACAATTAGGTATAGATATATCTGATGTTGCTCTTAAAAGAGAGCTTGCAAGTCAGGGGTTGGATACTAATACTCAAAAATTATCTCAAAATCAAAAGATGATGCTTAGATATCAAGTTATATTAAAGCAAAGTAAGATGGTTACTGGAGATTTATTTAAAACACAATTTAGTTTTGCCAATCAGCTTAAAAGAATGAAAGATCGTTTTTTTGATTTAGGAACTATAATAGGACAGAAATTATTGCCTGCTTTAAATAAAATAATCATCAAATTTAATGATTGGCTTGATGTTAACCAGGATCTTATAGTACAAAAATTAGGTGATTTTTATGAAGATCTAGGTGATAAATTAAAATGGGTGGCAGAAAACATTGATAAAGTTATTGTTGTGTCTAAAATACTTGCAGGTATACTTGCTGCCAGTTTAAGTGCTTCTGTAATAAAAGGTATTGCAACAGCATTTGGATTATTATTTGCTTCTGTTGGATTAGTATCCGCTTCTTTAGCAAGTCTTGGTAATGCATTCTCACTTGCTGCAACACAGTCTACTACAAGTGCAGCAATAATAAGTAAGAATCTAAGTAACTTGTCTACTCTTGGATTATCATCTGGCAAAACTGAAAAACTTAGTAAAAGTATAAACAAATTGCCTCCTGGAGGTTATAAAGTTGGAAGAATGGGAAGTAATAAAATAGCCTCAGTTAAAGTTGGTAAAATTGGTATATTAACTAAATCTATAAACAAACTTAAAAGTGCTTTCAAAAGTTTACATAAAACCATGAGTAATACCTCTTTAAGTTTTCCTACTTTCACAGCATTCTTTAAAGGAATAGGTGCAAAGATTGTATCAGCAATGTTAGCAGTTAAGGGTTTTGCTTCTGCTTTAATAATTGTTCCTATAAAAGCCTTTGCAGCAACCGCTGCCACTTACGGCTTAACAGCAGCTGTGACTTCTTTAGGAGTAGCTATAGGCACATATCTATTACCTGTTTTAGCTGCTTGGGTAGGATTTAAAGTTGGTAAATGGTTTATGGAATGGCTTGTAAAAATAGAAGCAGTTGAAAAAGCATTAACAAAGGTAGCATCTACATGGCTTAAAATAGCAGGATGGTTTGGTGGTGGTGATAAAGATGGTAAAAAAGTTATTGCTGATATGGATGAAAGATTAGCACTAATTAAGGATATTAAAGAAGCAAAAGAACTTGATGCAAAAACAGGTGAAAAAACTGCTGAAAAATTGCAAAATAAATTTAACTCGTTGTATAAAACTAATAGTGCATATGTTGCTTTAGAAAATAATAGATTAATAATATCCAAACAATTAACTGATGAACTTGCTAAACAAGCAAAACTTGCAAATGAACTTAATGATGAACAGAAAAAAGCGTTACCTGCTTTAGAATCTGAATTATTTAGATTAGAAAAGGGGGATTATGAAGCAGATAAAGCAGATCTTGTAAAAGAATATAATGAAAGAGCACAATTGTTTAAAGGTCATGAAGAAGAATTAATAAAGATTAAGAAAATAGCAACTATAAAAATGAAAGAATTAGCTAACGAACAATTTGAAGAAGCTAGAAAGAAACAAAAAGAAGCTATGGGCGGTATAGATTCAGAATTATTTAAGTTTGAAAAAGGTGAAGCAGCTTCAAAAAGAAAAGAACTTGCAAAAACACTTAAAGAACAACTTAAATTATTTGCAGATAATGAAGAAGCTAAAATAAAAGTTGCTAGATTGGCTGCAT